TCTTGAGTTTGACCAGTATTTGCAGTAAAGCCAGCTTCCCCTGGAGTCGGCGTACTTCCAACTCCGATTGTTCCACCACCAGTTGCTGTTGCATCCTGTGGATTAGCCCCTGCAGGTACTCCTCCAGCCCCTTCCATCCCTGCCTGTTGTTGACCAGTGGCAGCAGGAGCTTCGCCTGTTCCTTGTTCATTTACCATTCCTTTCAATATATCAGCAAAGATAGCAGCTTCGTTAGGATCATTTACCAGTTCATCTGGATCTATATCCTGTGACACGGCTATCTCTCTTATTAAGTTTGGAATTTTAATAAAGGGTGCTAGCATTGGGTTGCTTACAGTCTGTAAAAGTGTAGTCAATCGTTGAGATCTGACCTCTTTCTGCATCACAGCAGCTACTCCCTTGGGTTTAATTTCCAAATCTCCTACAATTTCTATATCTAAATCATTAAATTGCATGTTCCATTGAAAATATGCCTCTCCCATAGGCTTGAGTAAGTAATCATCAATATTTTTAATCACAGTCTTAATAGAAAGGCCAGCAGAACCTAGAAGCATGGATAAACCAGATGCTGTTCTACCTGTGCCAGTTACACCTGTTTGACCGTGTACAATACTTGGAATACCAGTTTCCTCGTCTGCCAACTGACGGGCTACTTGATACATCTGTAAGTTTTCAGGTGCTGTGTTAGGAAATTTAAGGCCATTTATAGCAGTACCAGTTACACCTGTCTGTCTCCTGAATATTTTGCCAGGATATACATCCATAGATTGTCCTGGTACTAACTGTGCTTCATCTACATCAAATATTAAGTTTCCAGCAAGAGCTAGGTTATCTATACCCATTCTCATATGACCATTCATAAGAAGTTGAGCATCTTCCATGTTCTCTGCTACGCCTACACCAAAGAATTGATAGGGATTTAATTCATAAGGAAATGCCTGATAAGGAATACGCATAGGGGTAAAAGGATTTACAACTGCTCGAATTACCATGCCAGAGCAAACCCATACATTTACTTGTACAGATGTCATACTGGACATACTTGCTGGTAATTCTATACCAGCTTCTTCCGCTAAAGTAGAATCTAAAATACCCCAATATTCTAAGAGTTCGAACCTATTGCTATCATTAATAGGATCATTATCTGAACGAATAGTAGGTTCAAAATGCCTCTCTTCATAATTCGGCCCCTGTTCTAAACATAATTCTAGCCGTTTTTCATCAAAGTACGGCCTGTTTATAAGATCTCGAACCTGCTCCCTGTTCATTCTATGCCGTTGAATTACATACTCACAATCTTCTATGTTTGTAGCACTAGGATCGGGATAAAAATCCCAACAGCTAACTGCTTCTATTCTAGGAACAGTTCTTTCGTAAGGATCATATTCTTTATCATCTCCAGTGCCTCTCCAACGGTGTACTTTTTTACTATAGTTAAATGGGCCTTTTATAATACCAGTTCCAAGTAAAGAACATTCAAAAATAGCATGGCGTAGAACATTTACAGCAGAAGTATCTAGAAGCTGATCCATTATGACCTTTTCCATTTTTCTAGCTGTCTCGGCTGCTGGTTTTATCTGGGGTTCTCCCATATAGCCTGGGCCTGGAACAAGGTTATCTGACTGCCCGAACTTAGCAGTTAATCCTGCAAGCATAGGATTGTTACTCGTTCCTGTAGCTTCTAATGCTCCAGGTAATAGTTCCTTGCCATCTCCTTCGAAACCTTCTGGGCCTGTAGGCTGCTGTTGTTGCATATTTAAATGAGCAAACTCAGCCACACCTTCAGGTACAGGAGTAGGTTCTATAGTTATAGGAAATTTTTTATTTGCAAAAAGAATATCGGTCAACTGACCATAGGCAGCAAGCACTTTTACTTTTGTAATTTTTAAAAATACTTTTGACTTTTCAGAAGATCTATACTGTGAAGATGCGTCTGTTATTCCACGATAATTTTTATACGCATTTAACCAACGCAGTTCATCTGCCCGTTTACCTTCTTCAGCATCTGTAAATTTACTTTTTATAACTCCTGCAAGATTCGATACTTCATCAGGATCTAGTTCGATAGGCTCATCTAATTCTATATCATCAGGTGGCATATGCCCTTTTCCTTATCTATGAAAAATCTTTCTGAAGTGAGTAGTCTCCATGCAAACGGTCAATAGAACCATCCACATGTCTATTAGCTGGTTTAGAATTTGACTGGTCTGAAAATTGGCTTTGATCTGGCTCGGCTAGAACCTTTTTTTCCAAAGGCATCCGAAACAACTTTCCATCTGGAACATTATTTAAATCTCCCTGTTTAACTTTACCCATCATCTCTTTCATTCCTGGGTATTTATAACCGTATGGCATTTTAATCTCCTTTAATATTGATGTTAATTTTATTAATATCCAAAAACGGCATCTGCCATTTCCATTGGTTTATCTTTTATTCTACGAGAAAAGCTTTCTAAATTATAGTTCAATCTTCGCATCATAACCATGTATCTAAGAGCATCATACGCATGATCTTCCGCTTTTGTGTCTACATCTTCTGAGTTGGTTTTTGACAAAGGTAATGTAGGCAGAGTTCTTATTAAATTTGTACAGGTAGAAGCTATTCTAAGTCTAGGCTGACCTGTTATATCGTCCATCTTTAATCTTCGGTGTACTTCTATTTTACCAGCCATTCTATTAGAGTCAGAAGGAACCCATCTAACTCCTTTTGTCATCATCGTTTCTGCTATACTCGGCCCTATGCCAGTTTTAGACCAGCAAGACTTATCAAGTACAGATATTTGCATAGGAGGGTCTAAAGCTTCTAGTTGTACGATCAAATCTCCTAAATCTTCTCCTGTTAGTCCTTTTTTATACAACTCCCGATAGACCCATATATTACTATCCCAATCTATCGCTGCCCAAAGAACACAGGAAGGAGAACTAAATCCGTAATCTGCTGCTCTTATTCTAGGCCAGTTAGTAGGTACTTCAAAAGGTTCTACAACATGTACAGACCTGTCAAACTCTGAAAAAGCAGCACCTTCTGCAACGTCCCAATCACCCTCTAGCAATCTTCTACGCTCTACCTCTGGCAGAGAAAGCAACATAGCTTCGTACTCTCCTGAGTGCATCAGGTATGGATTGTCTGTCAATCTAGCAGGAATGAACTTTCGTTGAAATAAAGGTTGTCCTGCTCTAGCATGAGAAGGGCCATACTTTAATACTGCACCAGTATCTACATCCGTAGCCCAAAAGGGTTGATTTGGTATCGTAGGGTCGATAAACATCTTTTTTATCCACCAACCGCCCATTCCTCCTGGGTTAGCACTTGCTCTCATGTACGTTTCTATATCTGGATCGGTAGTTCTCAGCCTAGATCTGAGGTAGTTCCATACATAAGGTGTAGGATAATGTCCTAGTTCATCTATACCTATCCATGTAAAACTTTGCCCTTGATATCTAGTAACGTCTGAATCTTTATCTACATATGAGAAAGTAGCCGTAGCTCCAGAAGGAAATGCCCATGTTGACTTCGATTCTTTAAATTTAGAGCCTGGAAAAGCTCTTGGGTATATCTTTCTAGATTGATCTATAAGCTCGGTTAGTTCGCCCAGAGTACGCCTGAGAAGTAAAGCCCTGTGATTACCATTGGAAGCGAACCTAAGAAGATCAACCAACATTGCATATGATTTTCCCCCTCCTGCTGCTCCTCCGTAGAGAACTTCCTTTTCAGGTGCAGCTAAAAACTCTTCTTGTGGGCCAGCATTAGATTTAAATATTATCTGTGACCCTTGTTTTATAGCATCTTTTATAGCTTTAGGAGCTTGTTCTAAAGAATCCTCGCTTAACGTACCTCCATTTTCTAGTACGTTCAAAGCTTCATTAGCTTTTTTTACTCCTTGAGAAAGGTTAGCTACTTTTGTCTTTTGTTTTTGTAAATTTTTATTTTTAGCTTTTACTTTTTTTCGAGCTTCCCTACGCATGTACTCTTCCATTGATACACGGTAGTTACCTTTTTCTCCTTCTTTAAGCTTTGGTCTAGGCATTAATAATTAGCAGTCCTTACTGTAGATCCTTTTGCGTAGTTCTTTTTATTTTTATTCTTTACTTTACCGCCCTTTTTCTTTTTAAATCTAGCTTTAAAACCTACTCTTGCTTCTTCACTAATAGGATCTACCCCAATCGAAATATCACTTTCATTACCAAGTCTATAAGAAGTTCCTATATTCATATCTCTAATAGGTTCTTTAAAATCTCCTACTAATTGTCCTGTAACAGCTAGTCCTTCTACTCCAAAAGGATCTTGTACCCTAGCTGAAATATCAGGCTGATAGGTACTATTTTCAGGGTCTATGTACCCTCCTACATCTACAGTAACTCCTTGCTGATCTATTACTCGTTGAGGAGGAATTTTTACTTCTCCTTCTTTAGCTAGTTGTATACTAGCCCCTACTACTTGCTGTAATCTATTTGTAGAACTTTTAGATAATCCAAATCTAGCTCCTAACGTAGTAGCAACTTGGTTTTTAATACCTTTAATACTCTCTTTTGTATCTTTATATTCTTCATAGGGTTCACCTTTTGAACGAACACTTGCTCTAAAAAGTTCTAAAGACACTTGTTTTGCAAGATTTTTTGCAGCATCTGGATCGTTTTCAAACTCAGGAAGTGACATTATAACAGTATGAAAAACTTTTTTAGCAGCTTCTGCACCCTTTTCTACTCTTTTTTCTTCAGCCATTGGGTGTCACATCCTTCATCTGTTTCTTAGCAGGTAGCATAACTACTCCATGAATAACTTCTGCTTGAATAGCAATGTCTTGTTTCTTACCTATTCCTACACGATCTAGAATTTCATTAGCTGCTTTCAGCCTGATTTCCATATGGTTCGCACGAATATCCCCATTCATGTCAAGACCTTCCATCAGACGACTGGCAGCTTTTACACTAGAGGAAGCTAACATAGACTTTGTACGATCTATGATCTCTTCTTTCAGGGTATTTACAAGCCAACCTCTAGAACTCGGCTTATAGCCAGCCTCGTCCATAGCTTTTAAGACTTGCCCCCCGTTATCCATAAGAACATTTAAAAACTTAATTTGTTTATCTGTATATTCTCTCTTAGCTGGTAGACCCATTAACTCTTTACTAACCTCGTACCGCCACCGTTGGCGTATGTTTTAGTATTTGGTGTTGATATAGCCATTAAGTTATCTAGATCCCGTTCATTTTTAACATTTGTTAGTTCAGGTTTGCCAGTTATTCTGGCTAGTAATTCTTTTTTTTCTTTGAAACTATTGTCTTTTTTTGCCATTACTTGCTATCTTTCTTTTTATTTTTTCTAATATACTAAAGATAAACATTCCAAATATGATATTTAATAATTGTGTAAATAAATCCTAGAAAAAATATTGCCATGCCAATTTCATGTAGTCTTCTATTAGCAGAAATTATTAATGGTAACATAATAATAAGCATAATAACTCTACCTAATACTTTAACAGATAGGTACTCTTCAGCGTAGAATACAAAAAAATTACCAAGAAGACATACTTGTAAAGTCCATGCTAGACCCAGTATAATTCTATGATATTTATAATAGTATTCTTTAAGATCAATTGCCTTTACATAATCAGTAGTATTATGTGGTGTAATTACTTCACAAATCATAAACATAAGCATCGGAACTGCTAAAAACAATAAGTATGTAAATAAATTCCAGCCACTATTAGGAAAAAAATCTAAATTATTTAACGGATAACAAGTCCACCAAAACAGTATCATAGTAAAAAAGGTTATAAAACAAAATACCGTATGGGGCCAATAAAATTTAACTTGCGTTTTATTTGCTACTAATGCTGTTACGTTAGTCATTAGATTTACAAAAGCTAGTCCTAGTATTAAAAATGCTACAGGGGCAAGATGTGTAAAAACCATATTACTAGGATAGTACTATATTACATTTTTAACTTTTACTAATCATCTTTCTTTTCACATTCGCAAGGATCGCACTCACAATTTTCACATTCACATTCACCACAACCCATTTTACTATCCTTTTCTATTGTATTTATCATGCCAAAATTTACTAGCTTCTCTTAGCTGTGTATTTATCGTCCTTACTAACTCAAGTTCTTCTTCTATTATTTTACTGTAACCAGTACGAATTTCCAAATCTTTCTCTGAAATTAAACTATCTGCCAGTTCTATAACTCTATCGATATGACCACAAGAGTCTGGGGGTATATTAGGTTTTACTAACCGTGAAGCCATTTTTAATAGTTAGCACTTCTTACTACAGACCCCTGTGCGTAATTTTTCTTTACCTGACCTCCCGTTGCACAGTTCCACCTTTTTCTAGCCTGTCGTAGCCGTGAGTTAGGATCTTTAGCAGCTTTGGGAAACTTTTTCATCTGTCCTGCGGATCGAGCACAGTAACTTTTTCTACGGTTAGCTCGTTTACCTGTAGGATTTTTTTCAGTTACAGCAGTCTGTAGATTACTACCAGGATTATCCCTCCTGTATCTTGCCGTACCAGCAGCAGTCATACCAGCACCTTTTTTAGTAGGCCGATAGTATTTTTTTGTACGAGGGGGTTGTTTATCTGTAGACACTTTTAGCTCCAGTAAGTTCTAGCTTTTTTCTGTGCTTTCTTTGACAGTTGTCCATAATGAACAAGAGTCTTAGAAGTTTTAGACATCTTTTTACCTGTCATAAGAGTACCGTCAGGATGTTTATGCATACTACTACCTGTATGTAAACGCCCATCTTTAAAGTAATGTTTTACACCTTTAGCCATTTTAAACCTTAACGGGCCGTACACCACCACCATAGGTGTAATTCTTCTTCATTTTACCGCCGTATCTTTTATTATTATCCATCTTACCACCGTACATCTTATCTTCTTTCATTTTACCACCGTACATCTTATCTTCTTTCATCTTACCGCCGTACATCTTATCTTTCTTTGGAAATCCTGCTTGCATATTTGCATAGTTTTCAGGAGAGATGGTAGATTTAGATTTAGGACGGCTAGTGCCTAGTTTTTTCCTACGATTTATATTTGCGTATAAGCCTTTTGGTTTTGCCATTTTAACCCCCTTAAAATAAAAAAAAATAATCGGGGGAAGCCAGCTAAATAAGCCGAACCTAGGAATCAGTCTTACGAATTGCTGATTTTAAACTTCCCCCGATAAAGAAACTGTTCTAACTGTAGATAAACCCCGATAAAAGTAGAGACTACACCAGCCCTAAACTGTTAACAAATAAAGCTTGAGGTTTTGTGACTTTTTATAGTCTCTTATATATATACATTATAACGTATATTACACTTTTGTCAAGTAAAATATTAAAAAAAATAAAAAAAAGCTTGACAAAACCCGAATTTGAGTGTATAATAGAGATACCTTGGAGGGGGGTAATATATATCCC